TAAAGACCGGTCCACTGCCTTACAATGTTGAGTACCAACTCCAAGCATTGAAGTGCAAGCCACGTGCTCTGACCGAAGACGAGCTGGCATCTATTGCTGACCTCAAGTCTATGGACGATGTTATGCCTCGCCCAACGGCAGACGCACAGAAAGAACTGTTAGACCGCCTACGCAATGCAGGCGCAGAAACCGATGACGAGGCACTGGAAGCTGAGTTCAACATCGGATGATATTATATACAGCAGATTGGCACATAAAGCTGGGACAGAAGAACGTCCCAGTATCGTGGGCTTTAAACCGCTATAATCTATTCTTTGAGCAAGTGTACGAGCTTGAGAAAGAGTGCAGTATGCACATTATAGGTGGTGATCTGTTTGATAGACTGCCAAACATGGAAGAGTTGGAACTTTACTTCAAGTTTATTCGTGGAGTAAAGATTCCAACTGTTATCTATGATGGGAACCATGAAGCTACTAAGAAGTACAAGACCTTCTTTACACAGTTAAAGCAAGTATCGCGGGATATTAACCCTCTGATACACATTGTGGATATTTCTTACGTTGATGAAGACCTAGGTTACGGCATATTGCCTTATACTGATCTTCACCGTAAGGGTAGCATTGAGCAGTTTAATACAAGTCAACCTCTATTTACTCATGTTCGTGGAGAGATACCTCCTCATGTTAAACCAGAAGTAGATTTAGACAGGTTTGAAGACTTTCCTGTAGTATTTTCTGGAGATCTACACTCCCATAGCAACAGCCAGCGTAACATTGTATATCCTGGTAGTCCTATGACTACTTCTTTTCATAGAAGTATAGTTAAAACAGGCTACTTGCTTATCAATGAACAGGACTGGAGCTGGATGTGGGAAGAGTTTAGACTACCGCAGTTATTGAGAAAGACAGTATCAAATCAATCTGATATGATACCGACCGACTACCACCATACAATCTATGAAGTAGAAGGCGATATTCAAGAACTTGCAAGTGTTAAGAACTCAGACCTCCTCGATAAGAAAGTAGTTAAACGAAAATCAGAGGCAAGCCTGATTATAGATAAAGATATGTCGATACAAGAAGAGCTAGCAGAGTATCTGACATATATTTTAGAATTACCAGAAACCTCAATACCAGAGATAATAGGAACATACAATGATTACGCTTCAAAAGTTGAAATGGGATAATTGCTTTAGTTACGGTTCTGATAATGAGTTAGACTTGGATGATAACACAGTAACACAAATTATTGGTACTAACGGAATGGGCAAATCGTCTATTCCGTTAATCATCGAAGAGGCTTTGTACAACAAGAATTCTAAAGGAATTAAAAAAGTTGATATTCCAAACAGACATATCAATGACGGATACAGCATATCTCTTACTTTCACTAAAGATGGTTCGACATATGAAATCACCATCAAGCGCAAATCTAGTATCAAAGTAAAGCTAGAGAAAGATGGTGAAGACATTAGTAGTCATACGGCTACTAACACATACAAGACTATTCAACGTATTATTGGAATAGATTTCAAAACATTCTCGCAGTTGGTATATCAAAATACTAATGCCAGCTTGCAGTTTCTTACAGCAACAGATGCGAATCGTAAGAAGTTCTTAATAGACCTTCTTCAGTTAGAGCATTATGTAGAGTTATTTGATATATTCAAAGCGGCATCGAAAGAAGCAACCTCAAAGAGTACAAACGTTTCAGGTCAGTTAGCGACCGTAGAAAAATGGTTGGAAAATAATAAACTTGAGAGTACCGATGTACTACCCCTGCTAAAAGTAGAAAGTGACTTGGAAGAACACGAGAAAGCTTTACGTTATTGGACGAATGAGCTTGAAAAGTGGTTGGAAAATAATGAAAAAATTTCCAAAAATAACCAATATAAGACACAACTCGACGCTTTAGATATTGATGCGCTAAACAGAGATACAACCGTCCTTCTAGAAGAGGATAATATTATTTCAGAGATTGGCTCAGTTCGAGCAGTCGCTGCGGGTGCGAAAACAACTTTAAGCAAGCTAGGGAAAGTACACGATCAATGCCCTACTTGTAAGCAATCTATCGATAATTCGGTAGAGAAAGCCATGGTTGCAGTAGAACAGAATAAGTTTGCGGAAGCAAAGGAGACATTAGATGAGCTTACAAAACAGCTTAAACAAATTAAAGAAAATAATCAACGATTTAACTATACCAAAAAAGCTATCCGAGATTGGGAGGCTCTTTATCAGGCTTATGACAGCAGTATCTCTGCGAATCATGTGGATAATGCGAGCGTTGAAGCCAGCGTTCGAAGCAGCCGTGCAAGAGTACAGGAGGCAAAAGCGCAAGAGTCAAAACTTAGAGCAGAGAACGACAGAAGAAACAAGCTCAACACAAGACTCCAAGTAATCCAGGAACAGACTGACGATTTTAAAGCGCAGAAAGAAAAACATAAAGCAGACCTCGTTGAACTACAAAGTAAAGAAACGACTCTAGACATCTTGAAGAAGGCATTTAGTACAAATGGACTACTTGCATACAAGATAGAAAACTTAGTAAAAGAGCTAGAAGAACTGACAAACGAGTATCTAGCTGAATTATCCGATGGTAGGTTTACCCTTGAGTTTGTAGTCTCGAATGACAAACTTAATGTACAGATTACAGATGCAGGAAGTATTATTGATATTCTTGCTCTCTCTTCTGGAGAACTTGCCAGAGTTAACACCGCTACCCTACTAGCTATCCGTCAGCTAATGAGTAGTATTTCAAAGTCAAGAATAAATGTTTTATTTTTAGACGAGGTTATCAATGTACTCGATGAGACAGGAAGAGAGCGTATGGTAGAAGTATTGCTTCGAGAAGATTTAAATACTTATATCGTATCACATGGTTGGACTCACCCACTCCTCGAAAAGATTGAAGTCGTCAAGGACGGAAACGTCAGCGTACTGGAGTAGAGATGTCAGCAGGTAGAAGAAGACTATGGTGGAGACACCTTAAAGCAAAAGAAGAACTGGAACTCAAAGAGTCCAAGATAAAAGAGGAAGAAGATGGTAGATTCGAGAGCGAAGGGAGCGAGAGGCGAGTATCTAGTGAGGGATATGTTGAGGGACTCAACGGGTCTCAAGTTTGAAAGAGTGCCCGCCTCTGGAGCATTAGAGTATTTGAAAGGGGACTTATATGTCCCTAATCAGCGCAATCATTTTTGTATTGAAGTAAAGAATTATAAAGACTCTGCATTGACAGACAAAATATTCACACAACCTAAGACAAACAATTTGATTCGTTGGTGGAAGAAAGTAGTAATACAAGCGGCAGGTGGCGATCAAAAGCCAATGCTATTTTTTAAATATGACCGTTCTAAAGTATTTGTATGCACAGAACAGAAGCCTGAGAATACACAACAGTATTTGTATATAGCCTTTCTGGATTGTTATGTATTACTTGCAGAGGATTGGTTAGCAGCAGAAAAAGTGGAGTGGATAGGTGGCTTTTAGTTTTAATGAAGCAACATCAGGTAAAGAAGGTAAGACTATAGTAATTGATGCCTTGAACTTGGCCTTCCGTTGGAAGCATCAAGGTAGAACAGACTTTCGAGATGACTATGTACAAACTGTAAAATCTTTAGCCCAGTCATACAAATGTAGTAATATTATTATTACCGCAGACTGGGGTTCTTCCAGCTATAGGAAGGGTATCTTACCAGAGTACAAGCAGAATCGAAAAGACAAGTACGAAACACAAACAGATGCAGAGAAGCAGGCATTTATAGACTTCTTTGATGAGTATGAAGGCACACTAGAACTATTGGCAGAGTCGTTTACAGTTCTTCGTTATCAAGGTGTAGAGGCAGATGATCTTGCTGCCCACCTGGTAAAGCGTAAGAAAGAGTACGGTTTAGAAGAGATTTGGCTAGTATCGAGTGACCGAGATTGGGACTTGTTGATTCAGGACGGCGTAAGTAGATTTTCTTATGTAACCCGTAAAGAAGTCACAATCAATAACTGGAGTGAGCATTATAATGTAACTCCTGAAGAGTACATCTCCTTTAAATGTTTGACTGGAGATAAAGGCGATAACGTACCAGGCATTAACGGTATAGGCCCAAAACGCGCAGAGTCACTAATCAAAGATTATGGCGATGCAATGACCATCTATGACAACATACCTTTAGACGGTAAGTATAAGTATATTCAAGAGCTAAATGCAAATGCAGAACTGCTCTTGACAAACTATGAGTTGATGGATTTAGTAACATATTGCGATGACGCAATTGGTGCAGACAATGTGTCTGATATACAGCGGAGAATGACAAATGCAGATTGATTATAAGAGAGACAACTATCTATCAGAGTTTAGTATTAAAACTTTGGAAGATAGATATTTAGTAGAGGGCGAAAAATCCCCTCAAGATGCGTTTGCACGAGCAGCAAGAACCTTCGCTGACGATGAAGCACACGCACAAAGATTGTATGACTACGCTAGTAAGCTGTGGTTCATGTTTAGTACGCCTGTTCTGAGCAACGGAGGCACTAGCCGGGGTATGCCTATTAGTTGTTTTCTGAACTATGTTGAAGATAGCCGAGAAGGTATCACTGGTCACTATACTGAGAATGCGTTCTTGTCTAGTGTAGGCGGCGGTATTGGTGGTTGTTGGAATGATGTACGATCAGTAGGTAGTCGAACCTCTGCGGGGTCAGAGTCAACTGGGGTAATTCCTTTCTTGAAAGTGGTTGATGCAGAAATGCTCGCTTTCTCACAAGGTGTAACAAGACGAGGTAGTTATGCAGCATATTTGGAAATGTCTCACCCAGAGATTGAAGAGTTCTTGGACATTCGTAAGCCTACAGGCGGAGATGTTAATCGCAAGTCTACTAACTTGCATCATGCTGTCACTGTTTCTGACGAGTTCATGGAGCTGATCGAAGGAGCTACAAGAGAAGAAGGCTTTGATGATTCATGGGATCTAGTAGATCCGCACAGTGGTGAAGTTACGAAGACTGTATCAGCTAAGACACTCTGGGTAAAGTTGATTCAAAATCGTGTTGAGACAGGCGAGCCATACATTATGTTTAAAGATACGGTTCAAGATGCTTTACCACAATTTCAGAAAGATGCAGGGTTGCAGGTACATCACTCTAATCTTTGTTCTGAAATTACACTGGCTACAGACGATCAACGCACAGCAGTATGTTGTCTATCAAGTGTAAATCTGGAAGAGTATGACGAGTGGAGCCAGAATGAGCAGTTCATTCCTGATCTAGTACGAATGTTAGACAATGTACTTGATCACTTTATTGAGAATGCACCTGATGCGTTATATCGTGCTAAGTTAAGTGCAGAAAAAGAAAGAAGTATTGGCCTGGGTGCTATGGGTTTCCACGCTTATCTTCAGAGACACAACATTCCGTTTGAGAGTGTACTTGCAAAAGGCGCAAACAATAGAATGTTTACAAGAATTAAATCGGAGGCAGTACGTGCAACAAGACAACTTGCAACAGAAAGAGGGGAGTGCCCTGATGGTAAAGGCTACGGCGTACGTAATGCTCACTTGCTTGCCGTTGCTCCTAATGCTAGTAGTAGTATTATATGCGGTAATACAAGTCCTAGCATTGAGCCTTACCGGGCTAATGCTTTTACGCAGAAAACTAAAAGCGGTAGTAGCCTTCTTAAAAACGAATACTTACAGCACGCACTTCAAGAAATAGATATGGATACGGACGAAGTTTGGAAGAGTATCATTACAAACAGTGGATCGGTTCAACAACTAGAGTTCTTAGATGATTATACTAAGGATGTATTTAAGACAGCAGTAGAGATTGACCAGAAGTGGGTTATTGAGTTTGCAGGGGATCGACAGAAGCACATTTGCCAAAGTCAGTCGCTAAATGTATTCTTCCCTGCTAACGTTTCAAAGCAAGAGCTTCATGCAGTACATATGATGGCTTGGAAGCAGAAAGTAAAAACTCTATATTATCTACGAAGTGAAGCGATGAAGAGAGCCGAGACAGTATCAGATGAAGCACTACGAAAGTATATCTTCGATACTATTGATGAAAACGATTGTTTAGCGTGTGAGGGTTAAGATGAGATTACTTAAATTTAGTGCAGAATGGTGTCAGCCTTGTAAGATGTTGGCAAAAACGTTGGAGGGGGTTAATCTCCCCTATACTATCTCAAGTATTGATATTGATGATAGCCCAAACTTAGCAGCGGACTACAAAGTTCGTGGAGTACCTACAATGATACTTGTAGATGAGAATGATGTAGAAGTAGGCCGCTTAGTCGGAGTTAAGACTAAAGCCCAGATAGAGGAGTTTATAAATGAGTAATTTGCTAGAAGAAAGAGAATATTATAAGCCGTTCAATTACCCTTGGGCATTTGAACATTACAAGTCCCAGCAACATATGCACTGGTTGCCGGACGAAGTGAATTTGGCAGATGATCTAAAAGACTTCCGTGAGAATCTTAGTGAGGGCAATAAAATGCTTCTCGCTAACATCTTCCGATTCTTTACACAGGCAGACGTAGATGTGTGTTGTGGATATGCAACACACTACCTACCAACATTTAAGCAGCCTGAAGTACGTATGATGTTATCTGCATTTGCAGCGATGGAAGCAGTACACCAGGAAGCATATTCGTTGTTGCTTGAAACTCTTGGTTTTGGCGACGATGAATACCAGAAGTTCATGGAACACAAAGCTATGATGGATAAGCATGAGCATCTTAGCAACTTCGGTATGGACTCTAAGATGGATATTGCAAAAACAATGGCTATCTACTCAGGTTTTACCGAAGGAGTACAGTTGTTTAGTAGTTTTGCTATTCTATTGAACTTCCCACGACATAATTTAATGAAGGGTATGGGCCAGATTGTAACTTGGTCTGTTCGAGATGAAAGTCTTCACGTTGAAGGAATGTCACAGCTATTCCGTACATTTATTCAAGAGAACCCAGAGCTGTGGAATGATGATCTAAAGTATGAGATCTATTGTGCAGCAGAGCGTTCAGTAGAGCTAGAAGATGCGTTTATTGACTTATGTTTTAAAGGTGCAGATGTCCCAGACCTCACACCAGAAGATGTTAAGTTATATATTCGTTATATTGCAGATCGTAGACTATTAGGACTAGGCTTGAAGAAGATTTTTGGAAGTGATAAGAATCCTTTAGATTGGTTAGACTATATGCTAAACGGTGTTGAACACGCTAACTTTTTTGAAAACAGAGCGACCGAGTATTCTAAAGCGAGTACAACAGGTAATTGGCAAGATATATTTAAATAGGATTATAAAATGACAGAAGTAAATGAAAACGAAGTACAAACAATATCTATGAACGATAAAGAATATAAAATGGACGAGATCTCTGATAGAGCAAAGTATTTACTATCACAAATACAAGATCTCCAAGCGCAAGGCAACCAAACACGCGCCCGTCTTGACCAGATAGAAGTAGGTATTAGAGGTTTTACTCAAATGCTACAAGATGAGCTAGAAAAACCTGAGGAGCATACAGAACAAGTAGTATAGTAATAAACAAAAAAGGGGGCGTAAGCCCTCTTTTTTGTTTTTCCCTGTTTAAATTAAGGCGCTGTAGGCCATGTAATGTTAGAGTGGGTTAAGTATTTAGCCTGCCACAAAGATATATGCGGAACCCGCATTAGTGCCACCGGTGTCTTCCAAATAAGCACCTACAATAGCTGATCCCTCGTCTGCTATGGATACTGGAAGTCCGAACCGATCACCGCCCTGTTTATCACTAGCCTGTATCTTAGCTTGTTGAGACCATGTAGATCCTGATCTTGTGAAGATATATGCAGCACCCGCAGAACTGCCACCTGTGTCTTCTAAATAAGCACCTATAATAGCTGTATCACCATCACCTGTTATGGATACGTCATAGCCGAAGTAATCTTGGTACTCTGCATCACTAGCTTGTATCTTAGCTTGTTGAGACCATGTAGATCCTGATCTTGTGAAGATATATGCAGCACCAGCGTTACTCGCGGTAGTGTCTTCAGCTCTAGCACCTACAATAGCTGTATTACCGTCGCCTGATATGGATACTGACCAGCCAAAAATATCACTGGCCTGTATATCATCGGATTGTATCTTAGCTTGTTGAGTCCATGTAGACCCTGATCTTGTAAAGATATATGCAGCACCTGCGCTTGTACCGCCAGTGTCTTCGCCCTCAGCACCTACAATAACTGTATCACCATCGCCTGATATGAATGATGAGTTTCCGAATTTATCTTCGGCCTGTGGATCACTGGCTTGTATCTTGGCTTGTTCAGTCCATGTAGATCCTGATCTTGTGAAGATATATACAGCACCCGCATTAACGGCGCTGGTGTCTTCGTTTCCCGCGCCTACAATAGCTGTATTACCGTCGTCTGCTATGGATACTGAAGTTCCGAACCGATCACTGGCCTGCTTATCACTGGCTTGTATCTTAGCTTGCTGAGTCCATGTAGATCCTGATCTTGTGAAGATATATACAGCACCAGCGCCACCACCACCTGTGTCTTCTAAATAAGCACTTATAATAGCTGTATTACCATCGTTTGATATGGATACTTGATACCCAAACCGATCATTGGCCTGCTTATCACTGGCTTGTATCTTGGCTTGTTCAGTCCATGTAGATCCTGATCTTGTGAAGATATATGCAGCACCAGCGCTTGAGC